GAAAAAGCGTGTATGCTGCACGTTATTACAAAATAAATGGCATAGGTACGCCGTTTTTTTTTCGGGACAGCCCCGAAATCTACCCTGTCGAGTGCCGGACTCTGCCACTTTTCCGATTGGGGCGCCGCTTAGAAGGGCTTCAAATGCTTCGACCACTTCCGCGCTCGATGGCGCTGCTGCTGCTGCTGCTGGCCGTGGTGGCGCTGCTGCTGCTGGGCCGTGGCCGTGGTGGCGCTGCTGCTGGCCGTGGTGGCCGTGGTGGCGGACGGGCTGGCGGACGGGCTGGCGCCGGGCCGTTGGCGCAGCCTGGCGGACGGGCTGGGGCGGTCGGTTGGTTGGCGGATATGTTGCGGCTGGATTGGGCCACCCCGTACCCCCGGCCCCCCCTTTTTTCCCGCCGCGCTACGCGCGGGGGGATAAGACGGTTTTGCACGTCCTATCTCATAATTTCAAGACTGTTTTCGTTTTTCTGGCGTGTAGGTTCTATCTAGCTGGTATAATCTAGGTTTTTTGAAGTTGGTATATATCTGGTCTGGTTTAATCTAGCTGGTATATACTAGTACTAGTATAGGAGAGGGTGGGGGGGGTATTTTCTCAGGATAAGGCTTCCCTCTTTCCTTGCGGAAAATTTTTATATAATTTTTGAAAATGGATATTGCTGCGATACAGGGCCAGATCGGTTCATTGCCTGCTGACAGGCAGCGTGAGATCCTTGCCTTACTTGACGAGTTATCCAGTGCTCGCATCAGGGAAGAGGCGAACGCAGATTTCCTGGCATTTGTGAGGGAAGCTTGGCCTGCGTTCATAGAGGGGAACCATCATCGTGTGATGGCGGACGCATTCAATCGTATTGCGAGTGGCGATTTGAAGCGTTTGATCATCAACATGCCTCCACGCCACACCAAGTCCGAATTCGCTTCGCATCTATTTCCTGCTTGGTATCTGGGCAAGTTTCCTGATCGCAAGGTGATCCAAACTGCTCATACTGCGGAATTAGCTGTTGGTTTTGGGCGTAAGGTTCGTAACCTCGTGGGTTCCTCCGAATATGCGACGATGTTTCCCGGTGTCGAGTTGAGTGTGGACTCAAAGGCTGCGGGACGTTGGAACACGAACAAGGGCGGAGATTACTTTGCTATCGGGGTTGGTGGTGCTGTCACTGGTAAGGGCGCTGACATTTTGATTGTCGATGACCCGCATTCTGAGCAGGAAGCGGCATTAAACGATCCTCATGTCTACGACAAGACGTATGAGTGGTACACGTCCGGTCCACGCCAGCGGCTACAGCCTGGCGGCGCGATTTGTTTAGTGATGACTCGTTGGTCGAAAAAGGATCTAACGGGCAGCATATTGAAGGCTTCCATCCAAAGGGGTGGCGCAGACGAGTGGGAGATCATTGAACTGCCCGCGATTCTTCCTAGCGGCAAACCATTATGGCCTGGATTTTGGCCGTTAGAACAGCTTGAATCTCTTAAGGCCGAACTTCCGATCTCAAAGTGGAGTGCCCAGTATCAGCAAGATCCGACTTCCGAAGAAGGCGCGATCATCAAGCGCGAGTGGTGGAAAGAATGGACGAAGAAAGATCCGCCGGAATGCGAATTCGTGATACAATCGTGGGATACTGCGTTCTTGGCGAAAGAAACTGCCGATTATAGTGCTTGCACAACGTGGGGTGTTTTTTATACGGAGGATGGTAAGGCCAAGATTGTTCTTCTAGACGCGCTACAGGAGCGTCTGGAATTTCCTGACCTGAAGGTTCGTGCATATGAGATGTACAAAGAATATGAGCCTGACGCTTTTATTGTGGAGGCTAAGGCAGCGGGCAGTCCTCTGATCTTTGAGCTTCGCAGGATGGGGATTCCTGTTGCGGAATACACACCGAGCAGGGGGAAGGACAAAGTTGCTAGGGTAAACGCGGTATCTGATCTTTTTTTCAGTGGCCACGTTTACGCGCCGAAAACCCGTTGGGCTGAAGAGGTGATGGAGCAATTTGCATCTTTCCCGTTTGGCGATCATGATGATCTAGTCGATTCCTCGACACAGGCGTTACTTAGGTTCAGGCAGGGTGGATTCATCAGCATGCATAGCGACTATCCGATGGACGAGTTGCTACCGGGACGTAAAGCTGACTATTATTAAATGAAAGTGCGTTACACGGGCACCTGTCATAAATGAGCGACTGATGGTAGGCCAACAAGTTCCTCCCGGTTATTACGTCAGCAACAGTTCCGATGCAGACGTGTTCTATGCAGACAAAGGCGGCAATTTCTATTTCAGGAAGGAAATAGGAGATAAGTGGTCGCGCACCGATAAGTGGAACTTCGACCACATCTGTGATGTGGAGACTGTGAATGAGGAGCAGGGTGTGTCTGCTTCTGTGGATTCACATGATGGCAGGGGTTTCGAGGTGAAGGTCAGTGCCCATATCGGCGTTACCGTGTCGGACGTGATGAAATGGCATTACGTCAACCCGGACGGCAATCAGGCTACGGTCTGGGCTGGACCGGAAGGTGGTCCGGGTGACGGGGTGAGCGTGGACGCGGGCGTCTGGTATGATAAGAACGGCGACATCCATGTGAAGTTCTCGACTTGTGGTGTGATTCCGCATCTAGCGTTTGGCACGTCATTGGTCATCAACCCGAAAACCGTAGAGGATCTGGATAAGCCCACGGCAGACGATAGGGCATTCTCCAAAGGTTTGACTGAGGGGTTGACATTGGGTATTGCCGATAAGGCACCACCAGTGATCACGCATACCGTTGCTACCCTTCACAAGGTTGCCGACGATCTCGACAAGATTTTTTGATTGTGGCGTACCCGGAACGGCATAACGGAGATTTTAGATGGCGATAGATAAACCTCTTGGTGGGTTACTTAATCAAGACGATTTCGAGATGGGTCCAGAAGGACTCCTTGTAGCGGAAGAGGAGATGCCTATCGGTGACTCTATGCTCACCGAACTGGAAGATGGCGGTGTCGAGATCGATTTCGATCCCATGTCGAGTCTTATGGGTGGAGAAGAGGAACCATTTGATTCCAATCTGGCTGAGTACATCGAAGACAACGAGCTTCGCACACTGGCAATTGATTGCATATCGATGTTCGATTCCGATAAGAGCAGTCGTTCGGATTGGGAGACGACGTATGAAGAGGGTCTTGATCAGTTAGGCTTGGGAATTGAGGATCGCACCACTCCGTGGGCTGGAGCTTGTGGCGTGTTCCATCCGATGCTCTCTGAAGCCGTTGTACGATTCCAGGCACAGACGATCCAAGAAATCATGCCAGCCAAGGGGCCGGTCAAAACGCATATTTGGGGTGTCGTGACTGATGAACGCGAGAAGCAGGCGCAGCGTGTTCAGGACTACATGAATTACCAGCTTATTGAGGTAATGACCGAATATCGCTCTGAAACCGAAAAGCTTCTGTTCAGCCTGCCGCTTGCCGGTTCAGCGTTCCGCAAAATCTATTTTGATCCTTCGTTGGGCAGACCGACTTCGATGTTTGTCCCGGCAGAGGATTTCGTCGTGTCGTACAACGAATCCGAGTTAGAGCACGCCGAACGTTATACCCATGTCATGAACCGAAGCACGAATCAGGTGAGAAAGCTTCAGGTAAGTGGGTTCTATCGTGACATTGAATTGACTGCGTCCCACATCGAAGAAAACCCAATTACAAGCAAGTTCAACGAGATCGGTGGCGTCAGCCCTTCGTGGGATAACAATGAACGGCATCAACTCCTTGAGATGCATTGCGATGTAGACATCCCCGGATTTGAAGATCCCGATGGAGTCGCGTTGCCCTATGTCATTACCATCGACAAGAGCAGTTCCACGATTCTATCGATTTACAGGAACTGGTCCGAAGATGATCCGCATAGAATAAAGAAACAACATTTCGTTCACTACGGATATGTGCCTGGGATTGGATTCTATAATCTAGGTTTGATCCATATGATCGGCGGGCTCGCGAAATCAGCGACTAGCCTGCTACGTCAGCTTGTTGATGCGGGAACTTTGTCCAATTTGCCCGGAG